ATTGAGCATCGTTAACTTTATTTATTCTAAAGATCTCGTCAATCTCTTGTGTACAGGTGGGACAAACCGAATTTTCTGTAAAGAATTTATGTTCTTTTGTAATAGCAGATACTTTTTGAGAAATCTTACCCTTTAATGTTCCAAGTGTTTTAAGTTTATCCCCAACACCAACATATTCTTCAACCTCTTTTTGTTTCTCAAAGATGCTTTCCTCAAGAATACCACTTTCTCTCATAAAAATTTCAACTTCAGCATCCAGAGTAGAAATTGCTATATTTTTCTTTTGAATATTTTCATTTCCAAGATTCTCAAGTTCACCAATAAAGTTCTCTTGCATCTTAACTTTATCTACAAGAGATTGTTTCTTAAGATCCAAGACCTTAATTTCTTCTTTTAAAGATCTTATTTTTTCCTTAATTACAATATTCATAGAAGAGAAGATTTTAATATCCAAAAGATCTTCAATTACTTCTCGTCGGTGAGCAGCAGAAAGTTGCATAAAAGGAACAAAGGTGCTTGCTCCAAGAATAACGATTTGGGTGAAAGACTTAAAGTTCATCTTTAGAACATTTTGCTCTAACCACTTTTGTTGATCAAGTGCAGCAGAAGCTTGATCTAGAACAGAATTGTTTCTCCAAATTTCAAATACAGCAGGTTTAATTCCTCTTACAACTTTCCAGTCAATACTACCAATAGTAAACTCAATCTCAACTCTACAATCTTTTTCGTTTACAGAATTGGCAAGTTGTGGTTTATTGATTTTCCTAAATGGTTTTCCAAACAAAGAAAAAGTAAGAGCATCAAGAACAGTGCTCTTACCAGCACCATTTGTACCGACAATCAAATTAGTTTTGTTTTTGGTAAAATCAATTTCAGTGTATTGATTACCAGTAGACAAAAAATTCTTATATTTTATATTCTTAAATAAAATCATAATCAGAATCAGGAGGAACTACAATATCATTTGGGGTAATAAGTGCATACTGATACCCGTGCATTTCACAAGTTTTTATCATTACCACATCTTCAATTTCAATCACATGCATTTCTGGATATCCATCTTCTTCCAACATCATAGCATACCGAGTTGCATCGTCCTCTTCTTGAAAGAGGTATAAAATGTGTTCTCCATCATCATCAATTACCGAATATGCACCTTCCTTTTCCCTTCCATTAATTGTGATAATAAACATCAGACTATTTCACATGCTTCTTGATATATTTCTCCAAGCATTTTTTGAAGAATTGATTTGTCAAGATTAACTTCTGCTTCCTCAATATATCTATTCAGAACAGAAATAGTGTCTTCAGATTCAAATGCTTCAAAATCTTCAGATACTTCTATTGCGAAATTTTCTACTACTTTAAGTTCAGCAATATTTGCATTATAGAGTTTATCTATAAATCTTTCAAATTGTTTAATGTCTGATTTTTTACGAACAATTACACGAACAATTTTATTTTCATACTCTCGCACATTAAATGTTTGGTAGGGAGTATCCTCATAGTATATGTTGTAGAACATACGATAAGGATTATCGATTGGAGTGTGCTTTAATGTTTCGGTGTCGAAGATATGAAATCCACGAGTATCATTCACATCATTCCAAAACATTTCATAAGGATTACCCAGATAAAAGATTTTTCCATCATTAGAACGAGTGTGATAATGTCCAGAATAAACTAGGTCAAACTTACTAAACATATCAGTACTCATACCATCTTCCATCACGTGTCCCCGATGAGCACGAAACCCTTGAAGTTCAAGATGCCCCATTACAACTTTTGCTTTGGTTTTCTTAATCATCTTAAGTGTTTGCTCTTCATTGTCTGCACAAATCCAAGGAAGAAGAAGAACATTAAGGTTCTCAATTTTAATTTCTGTTGGTGAAGAATAAGTTTTAATATTAAGATAATCTTTCAACAGAAGTTGTGGTGAGTTAGTACTGTTTGTATTTTTGTAATAGCTATCATGATTACCAACAATCATGTGAACATCGTACTTTTTAAGAGGTTCAAATACAACTCTCTTTGCCCAATCTAAACTTTGGTAATCAATTGATTTACGGCTATCAAAAGCATCTCCCATATGAATAACAGTTGTAATCCCGTACTGCTCCAGTGTCGGGAAAAAAATGTTTTTATAGAATTGCTCAAAATAGTCATGAAAAAGTTTTGACCCTTTTCGTGCTCCGTAGTGACTATCTGTAATGATTGCGACTTTCATTCAGTAACGTTGTTTGCTGTGAACTCCATCTTTGATTGAATTATAATCCGAATAATTGCCAGTGTCAATAGTGTTGTCGTCGGTAAAGACTTCAGCATATCCAGAACGTTCAAGGATTTTACTTTTGATTTCTAACTGACGTTTTTCTCTTTGAATACGACGAAGAAATGCGAAGTGAATTATTTGAGTGAAATATGCGAAAGGGTTTTGTGACCTCTCTGGATTAAAGTTGTGAATGTATTGAACGCAATTTTCAATACCATCAGAAATCATATCCTCCTTAAACATATAGTTAACAAAGTTTGGTTTAAAGGAAAGGTGATTTGCAATCTTTAAGAAACACTCACCTACATACCTGGGAATTTGTGGTTTTGTTTCCCATTTTTTTGCCCTATCTTCTTTTGAAGGTTCTCTTCCATGCAGTTGAATAAAACTAATCTCTACATCCTCACGATACTTGATGAGAGCAGAAAGAAACTCTTTATTATTCACATAATGTTCTGACCTTTTTCTTTTGCTCATAACTGCTGTAGTTATCATAAGTTTTTATCATTATTATGTAGATATTATAACACTTTTAAAAATGGTTGACAAGAGGTTGAAATACTCGTATAATAACCTTTGTGGAGGTTCATAAGTTATAACTTAAGAAAGCTTAAAGATTTTCTCTAATATTTCTTTAGCATCAGTGACATTAGACACATATCCCATTCTACGACTTATTCTTGGTTGATTGTCTTCTTCTCTATTAGATTGACGCACATAAGATTGATACATCATAATCATTTCTATATCCGAAGATTCTGAAAGAGTCAGAACATCAGAGAGATTAATAATAAACATATCGTCTTTTGTTGTTTTTAACCAAGGTTCTACCTTGTACCCAACTGTTCTTGATCTATTTTTTATTTCAGAAACAACTATAGGACTTGAAATAATCAGCATTGTCCTATCTTCTTCTTCCGAAGCTGCAACCTTTGCAAATATTTCTTCACCTGTTTTTAATTTGAGTGTTGCGTAAAAATCTTCTTCAATTCCCATTTTTCTTTAGTTGTATTGTTATAATTTCGTAATTAAAGTTTTCTTCGTTATATATTTTTATACGTTCAATAAGATGATTTAAGGTATAGTTTTTTTTTGATTTATAAGTACAATCATCAGAGATGTCGTACAAGACTGCTTTAGTTTTATTCTTTCCTTTTCTAAGTACTCTTCCAATTGATTGTAAATTTCTAATTCTCGATTTACTGGGTGAAGCAAAGATAATATTATGGAGGTTCTTAATGTTAACACCAGTAGAAAAGGTTCCATAAGATGCGACAATAATTGCGTTGTTTTCCCTTTCCGTAATCTCTCTCACCAACTCTCTCTCTTCAGCATCCACCCCGCCATGTATAAAAAATACTTTGCGGTCACCTTGTCTAGATGTATTTATAAGTTCGTAAAGTATTGCTCCGTGAGTTTCTACACGACTATAAAGAACCAAAGTGTTTCCTTTTAGATCCAAAGAAAGATTTGTAATAAATTTATTCCTTTGTTCATGAGTAATTAAATATTGTATCTCATCCTCATAAGTTTCAAATCTTTGTGGTAAATGTTTAAGAACAAGGCATTGAATATCTAATTGAGAAATGTATCCTTGTTCCATTAATTCAATTGTTCTTGTAACTTTATATGATGGTCCAAATACACCTTCCAAAACCCATTTATGAGTTTGAGTTCCATCTAAAGTTCCAGTAAATCCAAAACGATATTTTGCATGATGAAGTTTGGTCATGATTTCAATCAATGATTTGCTCTTGAATAAATGAGCTTCATCACCTATAATAACTCCATAATCTTCAAAAAATGAACGTTCTAGTTTATATACTGATTGCCATGTTGTGATAGTAACAGGATGTTCATTTGTTTTTTCTCTTCCAGAATAAATGCGATGACAATATGATTCAACATCCCAACCATAATCCCCAAAATCTTTGTACATTTGCTCTACAAGAGATGTCGTTGGAACAACTAAAAGAATTTTTTGCCCTTTCTCAACATAATATCTTGCAAGAGAATAGATCATCAGAGATTTGCCACTCGCAGTGGGGCTTATCAATAATTTTCTATTGTGTTTTAATGCATCGTATACTCCCTCAATTTGATAATCTCTGGGAGAATGAGAACATATAGACTTCATATAGTCTTTTACACCCTCAAATGATATCATATCATTTATTTCAAAGGGTTGACCATAAAATTTATTTTCTTTAAACTCATACGTATAATTATGGAGAGTGAGTTTATCAATTATTTTATCCAATAAACCAACGTATATCTCTCCAGTATGAGTGCTTAATAGACGAATCTTTCCATCCCAGTGTCTACTTCTATACTGAGACATAAATTTTGCAGACTCAACTTCAAATGTGAAGTATGGTTGAAGTTCATATAAAATATGTGGATCACAATGAAGTTTTAGATGCACTTCATTTTTCTTTTCAATAATTACGTCACTCATAGTAATCATAATACTATGAGTATTTATTTAACCTAACCCAGCAGTAAATCTCATAAACTCAATAGCATTTTTAATTTGATAAGTTCTATTTGATATCATTTTAAGAATACTATCAACGTATATAAGCATTGTTTCATAATAATCAACCTTCAATGAAGATTGTGATAATTTTTCGTCAGAGTCTAAGTAACCTTGAAGTGTTTCTTTATCTCTGACTTTTTTTGGAAATGGGTTCTCCAAATAAACATCAGGATCTGCTTTACCTGTAAAATATTCGTATTTTTGATGCCTAATATTTTTTTTCTGTTGTTCTGCTTTTTTCTTTAATAAAAGAATTGTATTATGAATTTCAAAATATTTGGAATGAAGAATTGGAATATTTAAAGATTCTGTGTGAAGATTGTCTGGATCTATTTTGGAATCTTGCTCCCACATTCTTTGAATTGTATCAAGGTCTAAACTCATAAGGGATTGCCGCCTAGATCTACTATATTGTAGATAGTATACTTGAAACTCACGTCTGCTGTAAAGTACTGAACATCAGTTACTGTTGCATCAAACGATAAAGTTCCTAATGAATAGGGAAATAAATCTTTAAATACAATTTGGAAATTTGGAATTGACGCACTTGTCAAAACTTGAAGTGTTCCATCAGAGTAAATATTTTGGTTATTATTTAAATAATTTCCTTTAATTGTTCCAGATTTGCTTAAATCTCGAAATTCCTGCACTTCTTCTGGGTATCCAAGTCCACGAATCCAATTTTGAATCTCCATATAGTTTTCTAAATCTTCATCCACAAGAAATCTTAAAGAAAAATCTCCAAAGGTTATTTTATCACCCGGAATATCAATATCTTTTAAGTAAGATGGTTGAATAGCAATTGCTAGATTTAAATCTGGGATATTTGCAGAGTTACAAAAGAATGAAACTTTAGGAGCTCTTTTTAAAGAAAATTTAAATCCTGTAGGAGATAAAAAATTTCTATTTTGTGGTTGACCAGATGACATTACTTATATCCTCATTCATTGATAATAGTGGTATACCATTCTTCACTCATTCCAGCAATAA